GATCCTAGCCAGACAACTGATACATTCTCAAGAGTATGGACTAAAGATGTATGGCTAGGATCAGTAGCAAGTGCTCCTGCAAAGGAAACACCAACTGCAGGATACACATTTGTATGGCCTAGAGAAGGAAAAATTAGAGGAGTTCGTAAATGGAGAGAAGAAGATATTCACTCTGATATTTATGAAGGTTTCATGAACTACGATAACAAAGTAGTTGGCGCAGATATGGGATATCTTTTAAATAATGTTATATAAGTTAATTAATTTATATAAGTTCCAAGGACTAATAAACTTAGTCCTTGAGGCATTCTCATAAGAGAAGAAGGAGGAATTTAAATGGATTTCATAGGCTATTTTAGAAAAGTAATTACTAATAAGTTGATTGTGAAAGATGAATTACTTATTGGTAACAAGAGTGTTATTACAGATAATGGACATACTTATTATGTTGATTCTGTAAATGGTAGTGCAACTGGAAATGGTAAAACATGGGAAACTGCTTTAACAACTATTGATGCCGCAATTAATAAGTGTGCAGCAAATGATACAATTATAGTTGCTCCAGCACATGTTGAAACTTATTCAACAACTGGTGCAAAAATAATTGCAGATGTTGTAGGTATTAAGATTATTGGTATGGGTGAAGGATCTTCAAGACCTACTTTGAACTTTGGGCATACAGGAGCAACAATTACAATTAGTGCAGCAAATGTAACAATTGAAAACATTTTATTTAAAGCAACTGTTGATAGTGTAGTAACATACGGTACTATTAGTGGAGCAGATTGTGCGTTAATAAATGTTGAAACTAGAGATGCTGCTAATGTAGAAGTTATTGATGACTTTACTGTAACAGGAGCAAGACTTACTGTTATTGGACTTACAAAAAGAGGAGATCTTGCAACAGGAGATGCTAATTTAAGAGTATTTAAAATGAATGCTGTTGTTGGTGCAAACTTTATTAATTGTAATTTCTTAACAAAAGTTACAACTGCTGTTATTAATTTTGTAACTGCAGCATCTTCAAATGTAGTAGTTGATGGGTGTAACTTTTTAGTTTCAGGAACAACTAATTTATCAAAAACAGTTGTTGATACAATTACTGGATCTACTTGGGAAGTTAAAAATTCATTTGACTTAGCAGCAGGATATTCCTTTAGTGGAGGATCTGGAGCTTCATTAGCTGGAGATGATGTATCATCTGTTTCTACAAATGTATCAACGGTATTGGATCAGCTTTCTGGCACAACAGGAATTGCTACATTTCCAAATGGTGCGGTTCCAGGAAACAATGTTTCCCTAGCGGAAGTTCTCAGAGATGTATGGGATGCTGTTAGAAATGGTACGGGTGGTACTGAACCAGGAACTAACATGTCTGTAGTTGATGAAATTCATGAATATGGTGGAGAAGGGTATAAAGTAAGTAAGCAAATAACCTTAAATGGATCTACTTCGTATCCGGTATTTACTGTAACTGGATTAGTTGCATTAAAAGTTGTTGCATTAGTAAATACAGCACTAACAAATCATGCAGATACAAGTTCGCTTGGGACAACTACAAGCGCAGCAGGATTAATTGCCGCTACAGCAGGAACAGCACTACAAACAATTAATCAAATTTGGGTGGATAATGCACCAAGTAAATTTGAAACATTTCCTGCATCTAGAACTTGCATAACTGAAAGTGTTGCTCTTGCTTCAACAGCTAATATTGCTGGAGGAGTCGTTACATTTTATGCATTTTGGAAGCCAATTAGTTCAGGTGCTACGGTAGTAGCAGCATAGTGGTTTTAAGGAGGTAGCACATGGCTTATAGTAGTGCAAGTGATATTCAAGCACTAATCAAGTGGGTAGTTTTTAGCACTTCATCAAAAGTTACATTAGCAGAATTAGATAATTATATAAGTGATGCGGATGCATTTATTAATTCGAAACTTGAACGAGTATATGTAGTTCCAATAACTCATTTAAATGATATTGAAATACTAAAATATATTTCTGCTAGATTTGCTGCTTGTGAAGTTGCCCAAGTATTAATATTACAAGCAGGAGGAAAAATTCCGGATATTGTAACTCAGTGGAGGAAAGATGCTACTGAAAGATTAGCTTTGATATTAGATCTTACAATTGATTTGCCAAATACAACTAAATTAGTTTCATCAAATGGATTATATTCGTATACTTATAATGGCAATGAAGAGAATGACTATGAAGATACTCCACCGATATGGAACATGTCAAAGGATGAGTGGTAAAATATGTTTAGATTATCATTTACTTTAGATGGAGAACCTCAACTTGTAAGATATTTGGATATTTTAGCAGATTCAATTACTGATTATTCAAGTATGTTTGAAAAAATGGCAGATGATTTTCGTTCTACTATGGGCAGTGTGTTTAGTAATAGTGGTGCGTTTGAGAGTAGAGGTCCTTGGGCATCACTATCTCCTGATTATGCTTTGTGGAAAGGAATTCATGCTCCAGGAAAACCAATATTAGAATTAACTGGAGCATTAAGAGCTTCTTTAACTGGTGGAGGAAATCATATATCTCAAATTTCAAGAACTTCATTAAAGATTGGTACACGAGATCCAAAAGCACAGTTTCACCAAAAAGGAACTTCAATAATGCCACAAAGAAAAATTATTGAATTAACTCAACAGCAAAAATCAAGATGGGTAAGAATTGCTCATAGTGAAATATTTAGACTAATGTCGCCAAATGAAAGATCTTCAAACTTAAGTGGTGGTCCAGGAAGGAGATAAGTTATGAATGCAGAGTACATGCTTGACAGTTGTAAAACATTGTTATCAACTTATTTAGCAGCAGAATTAGTAATTATTGATGCTGAATCAAGTGCAGTTACTGCATCTCCTGTACCTGCAGAGTATCATTTTGGTGCAAGAGATCCAGAAGAATTAACTTCATTTCCAAGCATTCAATTAATAGGTAAAAATTCAAGCGGAAAAGATCAATATCAGTGGCAAGATAGAACATTCAGAATTGATGTTGTTGCTTGGATAGTAGAAGTTGATCCGGAAAATTTACACAGATTCATATTAAGATATGCAGATGCTATTTCAAGAGTACTAAGAGATGAAGATAAATGGGCATCAAATAGTTACTCACCCGTAATAGGAACTGCAACTTATAGTGATTTATATAAAACAAGTTTTGGATTAGCACAAGGTTGTCAAGTACAGTTAAGTGTTAATGATATTTTAATATAGAAAGGAAGTGCTATTATGGCTAAAGATGCATCAAAAATTCATGTAGGTGCTGGAGATTTAACATTGAATCCAGGAACAGACGATATTGATGGTGGCTTTTGCTCAGAAGGAGCAACATTATCATATAAAGCAGGGTTAAAACCAATTGAAGTAGATCAAGAATTAGCTGCTGTTGGTTTCTTTGTTCCAGGAGAGGAATGTCAGTTTGAAACTATTTTATCTGAAGCAAGTGCAACTAAGTTAAAATATGCAATAGGTTCAGCAAATGCGGTTGTGCATACTGCAGCAACTGGTTCAGTTAAGGAATCTTATCAATTAGACTTTGGTGGTGAAACTGTTTTAACTGAATATAGCTTGAAATATTCTGCACCAAAAAGAACAAATAGAAATTTATACATTACAGTCTTTTTGAGAAAAGTAAATATTTCACCTCAGTTAGAAATTGCATACAAAAAAGATAAGCCTATTGGTTTTAAACTTACAGCATTAGCTTTTGCTGATACAACTCAAATTGTTGGCAAAAAATTGGGGTATTATTTAGAAGAAGTAGCAGATGTTACTGGTACTACACCAACACTAGCAATTAGCTCAGTAGTTCCTGCAGATGCTGCAACTGGAGTTTCTGTATCCGCAAGCATTGTAGTTACCTTTAATAGGCCAGTTGATCCAGCAAGTTGCATAAGTGCAAATTTTGCATTAGTAAAAGCAACTGGTACTTGCGATGGAGTTGCATGTACAGTAACAAGAACAGCTGCAAATGTTGTAACTGTTACACCAAATAGTGCAATGTCTGGAACACAATTGCACGTATTTGTAGTAGCTTCAGATGTTGAAGCAATGGATGATAAAACAAAAATGGCTGCAAATGGCTATTACAACTTTACAACTACTTAAGAGAACTATCCGCTAAGGAACAAGTCCTTTCAAGTTCCCTAGCGGATAGTTCCCTTTTATTTTGAAAAACCATTGAAATTCATTGGAAAATATTATATAATATAAATATAGAAAATGTTTTTGGGTAAGGTATTTAAGATCTATATTTGATTTTAATGTTTGTTGCTGGATTAGAAGGATATTGGTTGAAAGATCAGCCACAACCTTATGTTAATCCGGAACAAACATTTAAATGGCAGGAAAAAATATTGGGGAGTATTAAGGAGATTTAAAATGATAAATTATTTGTCATATTTCGTAAAAAAAGATTTTGAAATAAATCAAATAAGAATGATTACAACTGATTATAGCTATAAAGAATTATCAAAATTTAAACTTTGGCAACTTGAATCGATAAAATCATTGATACGTGTTGGATTTAAAAAAGATTATATAAATGAAAAAAGATTATATAATTTTGGAAAAGGTGCAATTAAATTTATTATAGAACTTGAGATGCAAAATAAAAGAAAAAATGAGAAATCTCAAAAAAAAAATTACAAGGAGAAATGAATGATGAAAAAATATGTTGGTACAAAATTAATACAGGCTAAACCTATGGCATACAAAGAATATTGCTTGCACAAGTATGGGAACTTTGAACCTAAAGGAGAACTTACAGAAATAAATGAATTTTCTGAAGGTTATTTAGTACAGTATGAAGGTGGATATCAATCATGGTCACCAAAAGGTGTATTTGAAAAAGCTTATGCAGAAGTAGATTTAGAAAAGTGGGAATTTGTCAATGTTAAGTAAATGGGAAAGAGAAACATGTCCTTTTAATAGCATACAAAATTTTATTAACAACATTGGGAAACAGTCAAAAATTGACAGAATTCCAGTAATAAGTTTAGAACTTTATAATAAATTAAAGCAACTTGAAAAAGAGGAGGATTTAAAATGACAAACGAAGATAAAGAAAAAATTTATTATTTAAACAAAGAAAGAGAAGAAAGAGACATTTTAATGAATAAGGGTGTTCCAGTTCCATTTGGTACGGATGTAGTAAATGTTAAGGCACTGGAGTGGAATGAATCAAATGCCTTTGAGGATGCAGTAGTAGCAGTAGCTAAGAAATTTAAAGAAGTAACTGGGACTGAGGTTGCAGGAACTGATGCTTTGAAAAAAGGTGTTAGTATTGATGAAATTTTAGAAACAATAGTTGGCATTATGCGAAATGATTTAGTTGAATTAGCGACGTTATCCACTAGGGGACTTGTTACTTTAAATTACATTCAGGAGAAGCATGCAACTAAAGCGGATGTAATTAAAGTTTTAGTTGAAGCATTCAAACTAAACTATTCGTACTTGGGAAACTTGCTAGCCCTTACCAAGGGATTGAAATAGAAGGGCAAGAACCATTTGGTTGGGGAGGAATGTTTGACTTGCTAATGTCGGAATACAATGTTTCCCTAGCGGATATCCAGCATTGGACGAAAGAACAAATGTTTCTGTTGAAGGATAAAATGGAACGTAGGTTAAAAGACAAACAAAAGTTTGAAGCAAGTCTACATGGTGCCAAAATGGAAGCAGAAGGATTAGATACAGATGGTGCCATTCCAATAGAAGTTCTTATTGACAAAGGAATAGGTTTTATGTAACAAAATATTAATAGGTATAGTCGAATATAAATTGGGGTTTCATATAAATATGTAAAACGAATATTTATATTCGACTATATCCATTATATAGAAAGGAGGTAGTTTATGGCAACAGTTGAAGAACTCCTATTAAACATAAATACTGAAGGTGGACCTAGTGCATCAAATGCAATTAGAAATCTAGAGAGCGCAATTAGAAGCCTTATTAACCCAATTCAATTACTTGAAAATGCTCTTAGGCAATCTACAGATTATTTTAACAGATTTCAGAATGAAATTAATCAAAGCGATAGTGGCTTTAACAGATTTGAAAGTGAAACAAGGCAATCCGCAGAAACTATAAGGCTTCTTGAAACACAACTTAGAGAACTTACTTTGCAGTTTAATAATTTGCAAGGTGAGCAAAGGCAATCCGATACGACTACTGCTCAATTAGAAGCACAAATAAGGGAATTGACTGAGCAACTGCAACGTCTTGAAAGAGAAACTAGGCAAACAGATGAAGAAATGAGACGTATGGATAGGTCTACTAGAGAAGCTGAACAAGGATTTGGTTTGTTACATCGTATGGGTGCAAATTTAAAGCAAACACTTATGAGTATTGTAAGTACTGCTGGAGGAATGCTTGTATATGGTGCAATTACAAATATTTTTTATCAATTAGCAGATGCATTTAAGCAAGGAATCACAGATGGCATTAAGTATAATATAGAGATGGAAAATAACATGGCGTCATTTACTACAATGCTTGGCAGTGCAGATAAAGCTAAAAAGCTAATGGATCAAATAACAAAAATGGCTGCAGCAACACCATTTGAAACAAAAGATTTAACTTCTGCAACTACTATGCTAATGAGTTATGGGTTTACGCAAGAAAAAGTAATACCTATAATGAGCAAATTGGGAGATGTATCTCTAGGCAATAATGAGAAATTTCAATCATTATCAAGAACTATGGGTCAAATTAATGCACTTGGAAAATTACAAGGCGGAGATTTAAATCAACTTATTGGTCAAGGGTGGAATCCATTGAATGAAATCACCAAAAAAACTGGTGAGACTATGGAACAAGTTAAAGACAGAATGTCAAAAGGGAAAGTAACCTATAAAGAGGTTGAAGATGCATTAACTAGTGTGACTAGTGCAGGAGGTATGTTTTACAAATCAATGGATACCGCATCTAAAACTTTTGAAGGAACTTTAAGTACTTTAAAAGATAAATTTAGCATATTTTTAGGGCAAGCTACTAAACCATTATTTAATTATTTGAAAGATGTTGGAATACCCGCAATATCTGATTTGATTGATAGCTTTTCAAACATGGGTAAAATACTTAAAGATAAAATTCCTCCAATAATAAATACTTTTAAAACTAAATGGGTTGAATTATTTGGCACAGATGATGATAAAAAATCATTTAAAGAGTCAATAGATGATTTTAACAAAAAATTACCGGATGCTTTAGATAAAGTAAATAAAAAAGTTGAAGGTGTTTTTAATAAATTAATTCAACTTAGAGATACTTGGAGATCAATTACATCAGGTAACATGGGTACTTTAATTGATTTATTTCCTGCATCTTGGCAAGGCAACATTGCACTAGGTATTCAAAAATTTAATGAAGTTAGAAGTGCTATTAGTGGTATTATTAGCTTTTTACAAACTTCTTTTGCACCAGTAATAGAAGTGTTTAAAAATACATTCAAGAATATGGATTGGGGACCTGCACAAGAAGCAGTTTCAAAATTAGGAAATACTATAATAAATGTGTTGATTCCAGCAATTAAGCCTTTAGCAGAAGTAGTTGGAGGTGTTCTTGTAGGTGCTTTTGCACTATTATTAGGTCACATTAATGGAGTACTTACAATTTTACCATCAATTATTTCAACAGTTGCAAGTATATGGAATACTATCTTAGGTTTTGTAACAATAATTGTAGGTGTATTTACTAACAATGAAAAAGCTATTAAAGATGGTTGGGATTCAATGTGGAGTGGCATTGTAGGTACTGTTACTGGAATGGTAGCAATAATACAGGGGTATATAAAAGGCTTCAATGATGCTATTGTAGGTTTCTTCAAAGGACTTTCTAATACATTAGTTGGGCATTCAATTGTACCAGAGATGTGCAATGCCATAACAGGTGTATTTCAAGGTTTGTGGAATTCCATAACTGGAATTGTTAGTGGAATTTATAATACAGTTGTTGGGTGGTTTAATAACGCAAGAAATACTGCAGTATCCATATGGCAAGGTCTTGTAAATAATGTAGGTTCAATCGTGAGTGGGTTGTGGAGTACAGTTAGCAATGCTTTCCAAAATGTAGTAACTGCAATCAGTAATAAAGCGAGTGCTGCATATGATGCTGCAAGTAGAGTAGCAACTAGCATCAAAAATGCAATATCTGACATGGCAACTAGTATGTATAATGCAGGAGCAAATCTTGTACAGAGTGTAATTAATGGAATAGGCAGCATGATTGGTAAAGTAAAAAATGCTGCAGGAAATGTAGCTCAAGCAATTAAAAACTTCTTTCCAAGTAGTCCAGCAAAAGAAGGTCCATTGCAAAGCATAC